TTACAATGTAACAACGATGTAACAAAGCGTAACGGAGATATAGATAAAGATATAGATACAGAGATAGAGAAAGATATAGATGAAAATCCAGTCGCACTCATCGTCGAAGAATATCAATCTCGTATCGCTCCGTTAGATGGAACTCAATTTGAACTCTTGAAAGAGTTCATCACTTTGGATGGTATGGAAGCGAAAGTTGTTCTGAAAGCAATTGGTCTTGCTGCTGACAATGGTAAAAGGAATTTTAGTTATATCAGAGCGATTTTGACGAATTGGAAGAATGATGGAGTTTTGACGATTGCAGCAGTCGAGGAACGTGAGCGAGCGTACAAAGAAAGCAAAATCAGCAAACGTCCGGGTAATCAGAAATCAAATGTTCCTGAATGGTCACAACCAGACTATGTCAATAAGACTAGTGACGAGACCAAAAAGGACCTTGAGAAGAAGAAACAAGAAATGCTAGAAAGACTTGAGAAAGGAAGAAAGTGATGTTTATTTTGAAACATGGAATAAAAGAAGAAAAACCGTACTTGATGTCTGCGACCATCGGTGTGACTGGAATTGATATTTCTTTTTCAGAAGAGAGGGGAGCTATTCGGTTTGTTTCTCGTGCGGTTGCAATGCAGGTGGCCAAGGCGCTAAGATCATTTGGGAATTTTTATGTGATTCAGGTGAAGGGATGAAAGATATCAGAATACTAGATGCGTGCTGTGGGTCTAGAATGTTTTGGTTCGATAAAAAGGAACCACACACAACATACATGGATAGACGTGAAGAAGAATTTGAAATTCACAAAAAGAAAATCAATGTCAAGCCAGATATTGTTGCAGATTTTCGAGACATGCCATTTGATGATGAAACATTTAACCTTGTTGTATTTGATCCGCCACACCTTCTCTGGGCAGGTCAGAAATCATTCATGCGTGCGCAATATGGTCAACTAGACTTGTTGACTTGGAGATTAGACTTGCAGCAAGGTTTTGAAGAATGTTTCAGAGTATTAAAAAGAGGTGGAACACTTATTTTTAAGTGGTCGGATGCTCAAGTAAATGTTAAGGAAATTTTGGAATTAGTCCCACAAAAACCACTTTTTGGGCAACAACGTGGGACAACTCACTGGATGGCTTTTATGAAATTTTAGGAGGTATTGATCATTAAAAAAATGACAGTCTGGGCACTCTTTGATAGTGGGAATGGTTCTTATTTTAAGGGTGCTAACTCTCTGAATAGTTCGGGGGGGGCGAATATTGAAATCTATTCAATCGGAATGGATATAGAAAACAAGAACAATCATTTTATAAATCTGGACCTTGCTGATTACAAACGTTTATTTGGAGATAACAGGCTCTTTGACGTGTTAGACAAATTACCAAAACCTGATCTTATAATAGCTAGTCCACCATGTGAAAGTTGGTCAAATGCTTCTGCAATGGAAAATGGGAATGCGTGTTGGAAACGCAATGATGTGTCTGACAGCTTGTTTACTCCACAAGTAAGACCTTCACCGTTCACGATCAGGGCAAATAAGGATTACGAGTCAGCCTATATAAATTATCAGTACGACAGGCAATTTTTAAAAAGGGTCAATGGCGAGCTAACAGCTTTCAACACAATAGAAATCATAAAAAGATATAGACCACAATTTTGGGTTATTGAGAATCCAGCAGCTGACAGACTGTGGCCTTACATTAAGGACATTATTGGATTCAGAATTCCATACAAAAACCTAGCTAGATACAATAATTATGATTATCCTTTACAAAAACGGACAATTTTTGGAAGTAATATTGAACTTAATCTTAAAAACAAAATTATCAAGCAGGACATAGAGTGGAAGAATTTCTCAAAATCATACAACGAGAGATCTAATATACCTGAAAAATTGGTGTCAGAAATATTCAAAAAAATTTACGAGGAGTTTAGTAAATATGATTGAACTCTACTTCATTTATAACGGTCACCGCAAGATACTCATTGGGAGTTTTAGCCACATATATAGCGCAATCAACGAATTAAAGAAACATCAAGCCGGCTATTCCGCTATTAACGATCCACGATTTCGGAAAAGCATGAGTGGAGAAAACATCAGGATTGATTACGGAGTAGTTGACTGCTACTACTTGATTACGAAGAAAAGAGAGGAAACGAATGGCTAGAGATATTTTAACAGATTTAGCATTTGAAAATGTACACAAATGTCTGGGAATTCCTGATTGGAACGAATCTGATGAAGTAATTCTTGTTAGCTTAGCTAATAAAGAACAAATTGAAGCAGATGAAAGTTATCACTCGAATGGAAATTGTAATTATTTGGGCAAACGAATTTGTATTTTCTGTGAACAAGTGAAGAAAAATAATTACATCACACTACATAAATCTATGTTAGAAAAAATTATTAAGACAATGGAATCATTTAAAGAAGCGGAAGAAACGGAGGGAAAATAAGATGAATACAAAAATGAATTTGGAAGAAAAGGTTCAACAGTGGTTTGTTGACCGAAATTTACATGAAGCAAATCCTGTCAAACAGTTCTTGAAGCTCATGGAAGAGTCGGGAGAATTATTTGAAGGTATCGCAAAGGATAAATCTGAACTGATCTATGATGCTCTTGGAGACATCCAGGTAGTATTGATTGGACTTGAGCAACAAATCAAGAACGGCGCTCAGATTTCAGCGAATCAACAGGAACTTGAATTGCTGCTGATGGTTTCTAGTCTGGGTAATATCGCTCAGAAGCTATACGCTCATGTCTGTCACAATGAGACACAGATTCCTTTAATCAAAGCAGACTTGATGTTTCTTGATAGCGTGATTAGTACGGTTTCATTTTGTAATGGAACTACAGCTGAAAGTTGCTTAGAAGAAGCTTATGAAGTCATTAAGGACCGCAAAGGTAAGATGATCGACGGAGTGTTTGTCAAAGAGGAGGATTATGGAGGATAAAGATGCCAAATTTTGCAGAAGGAACAATTAAACTAAGAGGACGTGCAGAAAATATTAAATCGGCTTTGAAATATATGTTTGAAGCTGCTGGTGATGTCACAATCGAAGAAGATACAGATGGTGAGCTAATCATTTTCACTTCATCAAACTCTTATTTTTACATCAATGGCACAAAACGTGCTTTTATCGACGGTGAAAGTTTTGAAATTCATCTTGATGATGATTTTCTTATCATCGAGCTTAATAATTTTACGCAGGCATGGCGCGCTATCCCAGACAATTACATAGAAATTTCTGAAAAATTTAATGTTGACATTAAAATCTTTACATTTGAACAGGGATTGGAATTCACTCAAGAAATCGAAATTTCAAAAGGGAAAATTTTAAAAGACATTGTATTGAAGTATGGTGATTATAGATGGGAAGTCGCATTTAGCAATTTAGGGGGATGAACAGAAGGAGGATATGCCAGATGATTGAAATAAATGGTAAAAAATACGAAGTCCATAATGTAAAACTCACAAAAAAGGATTTAAAAAACTTGAAAAAAGGCGAAGCGCTTATTTTTATCTCCGAAGAAGCTAAACAAGCTATAACTGTTAGTTTGGAGGATAAGGAATGAGATATTTTAAAATCCTATGTGTTGTTTTACTCGCATCCTTCCTCGTAGCATGTCACCAGATTTCGAATGGGACGGTGGTAGATAAGTACATTGATGAACCTCATACAACGTTCATACCTGTTAATACAGGAAAAAGTTCGGTACTTGTGCCAACAAGAACAAAAAGAAGATATATTCTGGTCATTTCTGGACATGTAGGAAATAAGCACGTTGAAGAAACATTTGAAGTGACAGCCGAGGAATACAAATACTATGAAATTGGCAACACTTTTATAAAAGATGTGGTTTTAGAAAATGAAGGAGGAGAAGAAAATGATTGAATTTATTAAAGAATTTGGAATAACTTTTCTGTGCTTTTTTATCGGTTACTCAGTTGTGGAATGTATGACAGGAAAGGAAAAGAAAAATGATCAATAATGTTGTTTTGGTAGGTCGCTTGACTCGTGACCCTGAGTTGAAATACACACCATCAAATGTTGCAGTTGCGACTTTCAGTTTGGCAGTGAATCGCAATTTTAAGAATCAGGCAGGTGATCGTGAAGCTGATTTTATCAGTTGCATCATGTGGCGTCAGCAAGCTGAAAACTTTGCAAATTGGCTTAAAAAAGGTGCTCTTGTAGGAATCACAGGCCGCATCCAGACTCGTAGCTATGATAATCAGCAAGGACAACGTGTCTATGTGACGGAAGTTGTAGCTGAAAGCTTTCAGTTTTTGGAAAAGCGAGATAAGACTGCGGACCATTCGAGTATGGAAAATCAGATGCCACCAAGTTTCGGAGCCAGTTATCCGATGGATATTACAGATGATGGATTGCCATTTTAGGGAGGTGTGAAGGATGAACAGACTGAAACAATTGAGAAAAGAAAAGGGGTTGACTCAGCAGGAATTATCTGAAGCAATAGCTGCACCAGCTCGGAGTATTCAACGTTGGGAAAATGGAGAAAGCCAAATCAAAACGAATAGAGCAGATGAGTTAGCAGATTATTTTGGAGTAAGCGTAGGATACTTGCTTGGTTATGAACCTGAAAGTGAGCAAGTTAGCAATTATCAAAAAATAAAAATTTGCTTTTCTGATGGTGAAGAACTTAGTTTTCTAGTAAGAAACTTTACAGAAAAAGAACTGACAAAAATTACTAGTCAGTTCAACAATGGAAATTTGATGAGGATTAGAAATTTGTCCGTTAATCCTAAGAATGTCAATTATTTTTTTGTTGAAGACTTTGAAGAAAATGAGGAGGTTAACAATGAACATACAGGGACTAATTGAACGCTATGAAAAATTTAAAGCTAGCAAGAAAAAAATGACCTCGGTTGATTTAGTTTTGAAAGACTTACGGTCTTTGGACGAACCAGAACCGTTGCCGTTCAAGTTAAAAGATGTCGTTCGTCGAATCAGAGGGTTTGATCCGACGACACAGACTAGATGGCTTAATGACATCCTTAAAGAATTAGGGGACGACTACGGTTCAATGAAATATCGTGAAGGCTACGAGCAAGGCAAACTTGAGGGAGCATGGGTTGGTAATCAATTGAAGGATGCTGATAAGATTCGGCAAGAATTGAATAAACCAGTGATACCGCAGTTTGTGGCGGATTGGATTGAAGTATGTAAAGAACATCTTACAAGTTCTCTTTATCTTGCTATGACCCCAAGTTTTTTGAAATCAAATAACCAAGGCATTGAATTAACATTATGGATCAAAAAGAACGAAGAAACTTTCGCTAGAGCTTGGCTTGACGGCTACACAGTCGAGAAAGAGAAGCGGTATTTGGTGAAGATGAAAGGTATTGAAAAAGAAAAATGTTATCTCAACTATAATTTTGGTGGAGTCTGGTTGTTTTATAATCAAGAAAATTTCTATGGATATCGAGCACATCACACCCGCAAAGAACTAGAAGAAGCCAACTTCGGATGGGTGTTTGATTGCAAGGGAGTGGAAGTCAATGAGGTGGAGTGATGGTACAAACACTTGAACAAGCTACAAAAACTGAAAGCAAACGCATAAAAATCCCTGCGAAAATCAGACCGTTTGATGTAGGTTATCGAGTAGTAAACAAACACGGTCAAGCGCTCGCTTTAAGAAATGGGGCAAGTATATTCGCTTTGCCTTCACTTGCTGAAAAAGCTATAAAGAAAGAGTTTGGGAAAAATGATCCAGACTTTGATATCGAAAAACATTTTGTCGAAGAGGTCGCTATTGTCAATTTAAGTAAATTTCATAGTTATTTTGAGGAGGTGGAGTGATGGAAAATTTAATGTTTTGGGGAATGTTCTTTGCTTGTTTGCTGATTTCGGCTATGACATTCTACATTATGCATGCTCAAGCGAAGGTCAATAGAGATTTGGAAAGAAAATACTATGACTTAAAACAAGAACTTTTAAGAGTTTTTGGTTGGGATGAATATGACTGGGCAAAAAATTTTAGGGACTATGCACGAGAAGTTCAAAAACTTATCAAGTTTAAAAAAGAAATTGAACAACTTGAAATTATTAAAAAAGCATTAGAAGTCAAAAGTTTGGAAGAGTTGCAGAAGAATAAAGAACAGATTGAAAGTGTAATCAAAACGTTAGAAAAATGAGGAGGTGGAGTAATGATTGTCAAGAATTATAAATATGATTATTCAAGTGGCAGAATCTGCTACACAATTGATGTAGATGGTCGTGAATTTGCCATTGAACATATAAAAACAGCGTACGGAAGTGCACAAAATGATATTGATGATTTCTTAAGTACGGTTGAGGAATACGACTTTCAAGAAGCTGAGATGATTGGAGAATTTGTTGATTTTCAAAGAAATCTGCTTATGTATGGAATTGATTTTGAATTGAGAAATGAGGTCACAGATTGAAACGAAAAAGCATATCTAAAGCCACTAGACAAAAAGTTTTAGATAAGTATGGTGGTCACTGTGCTTATTGTGGCAAGGAATTGGATTTAAAAACTTTGAGAGTGGATCATTTGCATCCTCACTATCGAGGCGGAGAGGATAGTTTTGAAAACTATATGCCTGCTTGTTATCAATGCAATTTCTACAAATCTACTTTTCTGTTAGATGAATTCAGGGAGCAGATGTCTACCTTGCACGAAAGAATCACCAAGCCATTCATAGCAAGACTTGGATTGGATTATGGAATCATTAAAATCGAACCATTCGACGGAAAGTTTTATTTTGAGGAGGAACACGAGAAGTGAAACGATTCATCGCAATCTGGATATTATTGTCTGCTGGATTAAATATTTGGCAGAGTATCCACATTAAAAAGCTAGAAGAAAAGCGCCCGATGCTCATCTACAAGGCAGATAATCAAGGCGCAGAAATCAAAGGCAGAATCACCCACAAAGAAAAAATAGGCGACATGTTCACTATCACAGTGCAAAATTACGGAATATTCGTAGTTACTCAAACAAGCTATGAATCTCTAAAAATAGGAGATGAGGTAATATTGTAATGACAAAGTACAAGAAACCAACTTACATCATCATTCAGGAAGCAATGGCAGAGCGCATTAGATTTCTGGAAGATGAACTGTATGAAAGGGCCTATAAGGATATTGAGAAGCTAGAAGCTCAAAATGATTTCTTAAAAGGTCTTTGTAACAACCAGCTTGATATCATCATGGATTATGAATGGAAGCAGATGCAGGAGCAGGCTGAGTTCATAAAAGCTAATACTAGAAAGTGGAGAGCAAGATGCAGCTAAGATTGAAAGAACTTAGAGAGGACCTGTGTTTATCTGTAGGACAGATGGCGAAAGAGACAGGTGTTTCACAAAATACAATCCATTTGTACGAGCGAGGTGGATATCCGTCCATTAAGCAAATTGAAATGATTGCTAAAACCTATGATGTAAATCCTGCTTGGCTAGTTGGATGGATAGATGATGAAATGATGCCTGGAATCCAGGTTTTTGAAAAAGTGGTCTACAAAGAAAGTCCAACAGCAAGATTGCCAGATTATTTCAATAATAATAACGATGGTAAGATTATCAAGTGGAAGAAATCACGAAGATTTTGACGGAAGAATTACTTGAGATAGAAACGAGGTGAGCAATGCCCTTCTTTCCTGATATAAATGAAGCTAAAACAAAAGAAAATGCCAAGAAAATTTTAAAGGGATATCCTCGATGGCGTCGTGTGGCCAATGACACTGAAGGTCAGAGAGTAACGACAACCTACTCATTCATGCCTAGAAACCAGTCAAGTGGAAGAAATAGTCAAGTTGAGAAGTTAGCTATACGGAAAGTTGATGCAGAACTTGAGCTGGATGCAATTGAACAAGCAGTTAGTAACTTACACGATCCTCTATATCGTAGGATACTTTTTGAAAAGTATCTTCAGTGGGATTGCAAGAAAGATGAAGTAATTTCTCGGGATTTATCAATTTCAGAAAGTTCATACTATGATATTTTGGAGAAAGCTTTGATGGCATTTGCAGAGTTATACCGCAATGGTGAACAGGTTGAGATTTTGGAGTAAATTCGGAGTTTTTTTGGAGTAAATTCGGAGTAAGTTCGGAGTGGATATATGATTTTATGTGCTAAAATTATATTATGAAATAATTGTAAAGGCAGGCACACCCTGTCTTTTTATTTGAGTTTGGAGGTGATATCGTGAAAAAAGTAGAACCTATTCGTGAACTTGATGACATTGAACGGATGAAAGACTTTTTAAAATCAAAGAGTGAGCGAAACTATGTCCTAATCATGTGCGGTCTGTATTCTGGAATGCGCATCAGCGATATCATACCTCTCCAAGTGAAACAAGTGACAGGTGATAGAATCGAGGTTACTGAAAAGAAAACTGGTAAGGTCAAGCGATTTGCTATCAACCCTGAATTAAGAAAAGCTTTAAGTCACTACATTAAAACAAATGACCTTAAAGGTTATGATTACCTATTTCCAAGTAAGAAAAAAGTTAGGACAGACGGAGTAAGAATCGTTCATATTGGAAGAGTTGCAGCTTATCAAATATTAAAGCAAGCAGCTGAACATGTTGGCCTTAAAAACATTGGGACTCACTCAATGAGAAAATCATTTGGTTATCATCATTACAGAAAAAATCAAAATGTAGCGATCTTGATGGAATTATTTAATCATTCATCTCCAGATATCACACTTGATTATATAGGTATTAAGCAGGATGAATTGGATGATTCAATGATGAATTTTAGCTATTAAATGACTATTTATTTTACATATTGAGAAAAAGTAAATCAGTTTTTAATGAAACAGATGTAAGCACTTGCTACAGTTGACTTTTAAGAATGTTAGTTTTATTTAACAGAATATAAGATATGTTAAATACAAGAGGGGGTGGGTTCACTAAAAACACCCCTGTTTTGAAAGATACCGAGGGGGTATATTTGAGAATACCAATCCCCCTCCCCTAAGAAGAAAGGACCCCCTCCCTAGATGAATACCCCCCAGGATAGACCGGACCGGAGTGGTCCTCACAGAGTCGCTTTTGAAAAGAATAAAAAGATTATTCTAAAGACCAGAAATACTTGTGGGATTTGTGGACTACCAGTGGATAAGTCATTGAAGTATCCACATCCTTTGTCACCAGTTATCGATCACATCATTCCAATCAATCGAAACGGTCATCCATCAGACATCAACAACCTACAGCTAGCGCACTGGCAATGCAACAGACAGAAGTCTGATAAGTTATATGCTGACGATAGGTCAGCCAATGCTACTGTTGTAGGCAATCGCAACCTGCCACAGTCAAGAGATTGGACAAAGTACAGAGCTTGAAGAAGCCAAAAAAGAAAAATTATATTATTTTTTAAAAATATCAAAAATAATAATGAATGCTTAGAATTTGAAAAAATAACAGATATGTGTGAAGTAAGTCCTAGCAGAGGATAGGGGGGTATCCCCCTCCCACTAGGCGCTCGAGGGCTTCACGCCGTCACTGTACATTTTTTCTCGCGCCAAATCATCACAAAGAAAGGAGAACGGTTTGGAATTAAGAGGAATTGACTATCTCAGGAGGAAGTTGACTCTATATCAGAGCAGAGTCAATCTGAGATACAAGCATTATGCGATGCAGCACTATGAAGCACCGACAGGAATCACAATTCCTGCACATATCAGGGTGAAGTACCAAGCTGTTCTTGGTTGGGCTGCAAAGGGAGTTGATAGCCTTGCAGATCGTTTGATTTTCAGGGAATTTGCTAACGATGATTTTAATGTTACAGAAATCTTTAATCGGAACAATCCTGATATCTTCTTTGATAGTGCCATTTTAGCTGCGCTGATTGGTTCGTGTAGTTTTGTCTACATTTCGAAGGGTGAGGATGATGAGGTGAGGTTGCAAGTCATTGAATCAAGTAATGCAACTGGTGTCATTGATCCTATCACTGGGTTGCTTGTGGAAGGTTATGCGGTGTTGGCTCGTGATGATTACAATCGTCCAACACTTGAAGCCTACTTCGAGCCTAATGCTACTCACTTCATTCCGAAAGATGGTAGACCATACTCGGTTGTGAATGAAACTGGTATCCCTTTGTTGGTTCCGGTTATTCATCGTCCTGATGCGGTCCGTCCTTTTGGTCGGTCTCGTATTACCAGGGCAGGAATGTATTATCAGAAATACGCTAAGCGAACTTTAGAGCGAGCTGATATTACAGCAGAGTTCTATTCGTGGCCACAGAAATACATTCTTGGGCTTGATCCTGATGCAGAGCCTATGGAGAAATGGAAAGCTACTGTATCAAGCTTGTTGACGATTTCTTCTAGTGACAAAGGAGAGAAGCCGAGCGTTGGGCAATTTACTACTGCTAGCATGTCACCGTTTACTGAACAGCTGAGAACTTCTGCTGCTGGATTTGCTGGGGAAATGGGCTTGACATTGGATGACCTTGGTTTCGTTTCAGATAATCCATCATCTGTGGAAGCTATCAAGGCTAGTCATGAGAATCTTCGTCTTGCTGGTCGAAAGGCTCAGCGCTCACTAGGTGCTGGGTTGCTAAATGTCGCTTATGTTGCAGCTTGTTTGCGTGATGAGTTTCGCTATGCTAGAAGCCAATTTGTAAGAACCACAGTCAAGTGGGAACCATTGTTTGAAGCGGATGCGAATACGATGACCATGATTGGGGACGGTGTTGTGAAATTGAATCAAGCCTTACCTGGCTACATCAATGCGGAGACAATTCGTGATCTTACTGGTATCGCTGGAAACATGTCAGCCAAACCAGTGGTAAGCGAGGGTGATTCAAATGGAGAATGATGTTTTACCTAGTATCTTGCAAGAGGTTCAGGAGAGGTTTGAGAGAGATTTCGGTAAGAGTGAGATTGTCAAAAATGCTTTTGCTGCGTTGAAGGCAAAAAAGGCCACTTACAAAACTGCAAATGAGTTTGCGATTGAAATTGGCGATATTCTCTCGAAGGCTCTAGGAGCGTCCCTGAGCACCGATAAATTACCAGACGGAAAAATGTATTACAATATCGCTCAGCGTTTGCTGACGGACGTGCTAGGACGAAATCACGAGCTTGTAAGTGGTTACACTAGTGATGTTCAGAAGAATTTGAACGATAAAGCGAAAATCGGTCTGAAAGTTCAAGTTCCTGAATTAAATCTGGATCGAATAGCTGGCATTGTCAATCGCTTTTCGTCTGAGGAAAATTTTGAGGATGTCAGTTGGTTGCTCGGTGAACCTATTGTGAACTTCACTCAGTCAATCATTGATGATAGTATCCAGAAAAATGCGGAGTTTCATTATCAGTCTGGATTGCAACCTGAGATTGTCCGAAAATCGTATTTTCATTGTTGTGAGTGGTGTCAGGAAGTTCAAGGGAATTATAAATATCCAAGAGTTCCGAAGGACGTTTATAGAAGACATCAGCATTGTCGTTGTATTGTAGACTATGATCCTAAAAACGGAAAAGTTCAGGATGTTTGGAAGAAAATTTGGCGAAAAAAAGATGAAAGTGATAAAATTGAAGCAAGGAAGGATATAAATAAAAATTCTCAAATGAGCGAAGTGAGAAAGCTAGCGCTACAGAACGGAATTTCTTCAAATCCTATCAAAAAAAGCCGTAAAAAATTGACTGAGGAACAAATAATCGAAGCTGTTAGTGGTGGAGACAAGACAAGAGGATCTTGTTCGTCAGCAGCATTTGCTTATATTGGGAACAAAGGTGGCTATACTGTCCTAGATTTTAGAGGAGGAAAGAGTTGTGATTTCTTTTCTCGAGATAGTAGGATTAAAATGATTGGTAGCCTTCCAGGAGTTGAAATGCATGTTGCTAAACATACCAATGATTTTACTGCAGTAAAAGAATTGTTGGAGAAAGTAGAAAGTGGAAATGAATACTACTTGGCAGCAGGGAGTCATGCAGCAATCATAAGGAAAAATGAAGGTCGTTTCGAGTACTTGGAACTTCAATCAAGAACGTTAAATGGTTTTAAGCCGTTTAACAACATTGTTCTGAAAGAGAGATTCAAAGGTCAGAAGTCTCACAGTGTAGCTGGGAGAAGATATGATGCAAATAGCTATCTTATTGATGTGAACTCATTGAAAGATAACCCTGAATTTCACAAGATATTGAGTTTTATCAATACTGCAGATTCTAAACAAATGAAGGGGGCTGAGGGTCGTGAAAGATGATTATGAAGAAGTTAATTGGTCTGAATATTGCTATAAAGAAAATGATGGTGATATAGTTTGGTGGGTTGATACAGCCTGGTTTGCTAGAGGGTTGATGTTAGTTACATTTGATAAGAAGAAGTTTTATAACCTTTTTGAAGATTATCCTCATAATATGAGCTCAGAAGAGATTGAAATCTTTGATAAAGAGAATCCATTTTGGGCTGATTTCTTTTCGGACCGAAAAGAAGAAATTTGAAGCACTCGAAAGGGTGCTTTTCTTTTTGAAAAATTGAAAGGAGGTTCTGTGTGAGGTATTTATAATTCTATTGCTATAAACTGCTATAAATCACTATAAACCGTTTGGCTTTCCATACGGTTTTCTTTATGTTAAGAAAGGAATAAAAAATGTTAAAAAAGGCAAAACAATTGGCATCGCAAGAATTTTCACGCTTAGCAGGTCGTGAAATCAAAGAAGAAGACTGCTTTGTAGTTTGGTTTAGCAAAACTTTGCAAAATTGGAAGGCTCTTGTTAGTACTAATCAAATCAAGTCTGGTGAAAAATGTGGTGATTATGCAGAAATCACGCATAACGGAGACAAGAAAGAAACTTACGTAGATGTATACACTAAAGTTTCAAACCGAGCTATTAAAGATTAGGAGGTGATCTGATATCTCCCAGCGATAGGGTTATCATGCGATGACGATTGAAAGGAAATTAGAATGGCGAGGAAGAAGAAACTTGGCAATCAGAATCCTACTCAATCGGTGATTTTAAAATACGTCAAGAAAAATTCAAAAGCTAAAGAAGCGATTGAATTTTACGAGCGGACAGGGCTTTCTTGCTATGCTTGGCAGAAAAACCTGCTATTGCCTTTAATGGCAGTAGATAAAAACGGCCTATGGGTGCATCAGAAGTTTGGTTATTCTATCCCTCGTCGTAATGGTAAATCTGAAATCCTATATATTGGTGAAATTTGGGGGCTACATGAAGGATTAAATATCCTGCACACGGCTCACCGTATTTCTACATCTCATGCCTCTTTTGAAAAGGTCAAGCGATACCTTGAAAAGATGGGGTATGTTGATGGTGAGGATTTCAATTCGATTCGAGCGAAGGGGCAGGAGCGTATTGAACTTTATTCAACAGGTGGTGTTATCCAATTCCGTACTAGGACATCAAATGGTGGTCTTGGTGAAGGTTTTGATATGCTAATCATTGACGAGGCTCAAGAGTACACGACCGAGCAAGAATCTGCTTTGAAGTACACGGTTACGGATAGTGAAAATCCTATCACAATTATGTGTGGTACACCTCCAACTCCTGTATCAAGCGGAACGGTTTTCACTAAATACCGTGAGACTTGTCTTTTTGGGAAAGGGAAGTATTCAGGCTGGGCTGAGTGGTCAGTTTCTGATGAAAAGGAAATTGACGATGTGGAAGCTTGGTATAATTCCAATCCATCCATGGGCTACCACTTAAATGAGCGTAAGATTGAAGCAGAGCTTGGTGAGGATAAGCTGGACCATAATATCCAACGTTTGGGATTCTGGCCGACTTACAACCAGAAATCTGCTATTTCTGAAACTGAGTGGAATGAGCTCAAGGTGGATGATGTACCAGAATTGTCTGGCAAGTTGTCTGTTGGTATAAAGTATGGTCAAGACGGAACGAATGTGGCATTGAGCATTGCTGCACGGACCAAGGATGGCCGTTACTTTATCGAAACAGTCGATTGTCAATCCGTTCGTAATGGGAATGAGTGGATGGTTGCCTTTTTGCGTCAAGCCGACGTGGCTCAAATTGTCATCGATGGCGCAAGTGGGCAAAAGATCCTGGACGAAGAGTTGAAGGACTACAGAATCAAGAACGTGATTCTACCAACGGTAAAGGAAATCATCGTGGCCAACGCTCTTTGGGAACAGGGTATTTACCAGAAGACCATCTGCCACGCTGGTCAACCATCATTATCTAAAGTAGCCACTAACTGCGATAAGCGGAATATTGGTTCAAATGGTGGCTTTGGTTATCGATCGCACTTTGACGATATGGATATTTCTTTGATGGATAGCGCTTTGCTTGCGCATTGGGCTTGTGCTACGACCAAACCTAAGAAAAAGCAAAAAATCAGTTATTAAAATAAGCGGTCTTGTGACTGCTTTTTTTGATGCCAAAATTACCGAACTGCCGGGGAAGCAGGAGAAAGGAGACATGAGAATGTCAGATTTTAAACCAATTACTACACAAGAAGAATTTGATGCCGCTATTAAGGAGCGTTTATCTCGTGAGAAAGCGAAGTATAGCGACTATGACCAGCTCAAATCTAGAGTTACAGAATTGGAAACAGAAAATGTTGGCTTGAAGTCAACAATCGAAGCTACTAATCAAAGCAAGGCAGATACTGACAAGCAACTTGAAGAGTTGCAGAGTAAAATCGCTGGTTATGAGACGGCTAGTCTGCGAACTCGTGTGGCTTTGCAACATGGACTGCCTTACGACCTTGCAGATCGTTTGCAGGGAACTGATGAAGAAAGCTTCAAAGCAGATGCAGAGCGCTTGGCTGGGTTTATGAAATCTAAGGAATCAATCCCGCCACTGAAAACAAATGAGCCTAGTTTAGGCGATGATAAAGATGCAGCATTAAAAGGAATGTTGCACAAAATGAGAGGAGAATAATTTATGGCAACACTACAAACAGGGGATATTTTCCCAGTCGAAACAGTCCAAGACATTTTTAGTAAGGTAAAGGGACATTCAACCCTTGCAAAACTTACTACTCGAGAACCTATTCCATTTTCTGGAACTGAAACATTTGTATTCAATCTCGAAGGAAATGCTGAAATCGTAGGTGAAGGCAATCCTTCGAACGCTGGAAGTGCAACTATGAAACCAAAGGTAATCAAACCTATTTTGATTACTTACCAAGCACGGGTATCTGAGGAGTTTGTAAATTGTTCGGAAGAAAAACAATTATCTTACCTCAAATCATTTATTGATGGCTTGTCTAAAAAAGTTGCACAAGCAATTGACATTGCTTCATTCCATGGACTTGAACCAAAATCAATGACAGATGCTTCATTCAAAGCAACAAACTCATTTGATGGTTTGATCACAGGGAATGTAGTTGCTTATGAAGCAAGTAAAATTGATGAAAATATTGATGCTGCTGTTGCAACCATCACAGCAAATGATTGCGAAGTAAATGGAATCGCATTGTCTCCTGCTGCAGGAGCAGCACTTGGAAACATCAAGGTAAACGGGGTAGTCCAATATCCTGAATACCGTTTTGGCCAAAATCCAGGATCATTTTACGGAATGAAGTCAGATGTCAATAAAACATTGACAACAGTTGCAAGTTCGGCTAAAAAAGACCATGTTATCGTTGGTGATTTTGAAAATGCCGTCAAATGGGGATATGCAGATGAAATTCCTCTTGAAATCATTAAATACGGTGATCCAGACGGAGCTGGTCGCGATTTGAAACGCTACCGTGAAGTTTGCTTGCGTACGCAAGTGTATGTAGGTTGGGGAATTCTTGACGAGCAGGCATTTGCTCGTGTGGAGGCTTAATATGGAATATATTAACAAAGAAACCTTAGCAACAATTGAAACAGACAGTAAATTGGCAGGTGACTGGGTTCCTATTAGTGAATTCAAGGACGAATATCGCCTTACTGTTCCAGAAATTAAGGCGAAACTTGATGAATTGGGTGTTGAGTATGATAGCAAGGCAAATAAATCTGCTTTGCTTGATTTACTAATCGCAAATGAAGGGTGATTGAGATGGAAAACTTTGCAACAGTCGAAGATTTGAAAAAATTGTGGCGAGCGTTGAAATTCGATGAGGAAAAACGAGCTGAAGCACTGTTGGAAGTTGTTTCTCATTCTCTTAGAGTTGAAGCTAAAAAAGTTGGTAAAGATTTAGATGGGTTAGTGGCTACTGATCCATCTTTTGCCATGGTCGTTAAGTCCGTCACAGTTGATGTGGTAGCTCGCACCTTGATGACCTCAACTGACCAGGAGCCGGTGACTCAATTTGCTGAAAGTGCCTTGGGCTACTCAGTGAGTGGTTCTTATCTAGTTCCTGGTGGAGGTCTCTTTATCAAGGATTCAGAATTGAAACGTCTCGGTCTCAAAAAACAAAGATATGGGGTGATTGATATCTATGGGACGGATTAAAGGAATTACTGTAACCTTGATTGGAAAAACCAAGACTGGAAAGGATGACTTTGGTCATCCAATATACGAGAATACTGAAATTCAAGTAGATAATGTCCTGGTTGTTCCAGCTTCGACAGAAGATGTCACGAATCAGCTCAATTTGACTGGAAAGAAGGCTGCTTATACGCTAGGAATCCCAAAAGGCGATCAGAACGAGTGGAAAGACCGTGAGGTTCGTTTCTTTGGGCGCAAATGGCGCACGATTGGCATTCCGTTAGAAGGCATTGAAGCCATGATGCCTTTGGAATGGAATAAGAAAGTGATGGTTGAAGTGTATGAGTAATTTCAAAGTCAAGCTTATCGGTGCGGGTGTAGGAGCTCTTTTGAAATCCAAAGAGATTCAGGACATTCTGAACAAAGAAGCGACAGCCATTAAAAAAAGATGCGGTCCTGGTTATGAACAAGATAGTCACGTTGGTAAGACGAGGGCCAATGCTATGATTTACCCAGCAACGCGAAAAGCGAAAAGGGATAATTTGAAAAATAACACTTTGTTGAAGGCGGTGCATTAGATGATTGAAATTATTATCAAGAAATATCTTGACGGTCATTTAGATGTACCGTCATTTTTTGAGCATGAAGCCGAAGTTCCTGATAGTTTTGTCATTATTCAAAAGACAGGAGGAAGGGAGCGGAATCATTCTGGTAGTGCGACTTTTGCTTTTCAAAGCTATGGTCCTACTATGCAGAAGGCTGCCGAGCTCAATGTGAAAGTGAAAAGTGCTGTGAAAGGGTTGATTGAATTAGATTCAATCTGTGGTGTCCACCTGAACAGTGATTACAATTTTACGGACACTGAAACAAAACAATATCGATATCAAGCTGTATTTGATATTAACTTTTTTTAAAAAGGAGAAATTAAATGGGAAAAGAAGCAAATGTAACGACTGCAAAACCTAAAATCGGAGGTGCGGTTTATTCGGCCCCTCTTGGTACAGCACTGCCAACAGACGCAACAACAAAATTAGATGAGGCGTTTGAAGCACTAGGTTATATTTCGGAAGACGGTATGACCAACAGTAACTCGCCAGAGTCAGAAAATATCAAAGCTTGGGGCGGTGTCGTTGTAAGCTCAGTTCAAAAGGAAAAAACTGACACATTCAAATATATGCTTATTGAAGCATTGAATCTACATGTTTTGAAGGAAGTCTATGGACCAGATAATGTATCTGGGGATTTGTCGTCAGGAATTACCATTAAGGCAAATTCAAAAGAATTGCCACATCACTGTCTGGTTATCGAAACGGTTCTAAAAGGTGGTGTACTTAAACGTATTGTTATTCCTTCAGGAAAGGTCACTTCCATTGATGAAATCACTTATAACGATGGAAGTGTTCTTGGATATGGTACGACAGTAACTGCCTTCCCTAACGCTGCTGACGACACACACTATGAATACATCAAAGGAGCTTAATCATGTCAAGACGAAATCGTAAGAAAAAAAATAACGGAGCAGCCCCACAGATTAAAACAATCCGTGGGGTAACTTCGACCGGATTTGCTTTTGAAATCACAAAAGAGCGCTTGGAAAACTATGAGCTGCTCGAAGCAATCGCTGAAGTAGATACAAATCCGGCAGTTTTACCAAAAGTAGTACAACTCATGCTTGGTAACAAATCCGAAGATTTGAAAAATCATGTGCGAACTGCGGATGGCATTGTTCCTTTGGATAAAATGGGGGCAGAAATTAGTGAGATCTTTTCAAGTCAGAATCAGTTAAAAAAATAGCGCTCCTTGCTAGAATGATTCAAACAGATGAAGACGCTCTTATCTGTGATTTAGCTGAAACTTATGGGATTTTTGATTACAGACAGTTACCTGCTGACCAGGTAGCTGTTTTTGCTTTTGGTCTGAGAGATAATTCACGGATCAAACTAGCAATGACTGGTAGCAAAGTTCCTTTTGAAACTTTTTTGCTTGCGGGTGTGCTTGATAGGCTTTCTGCTCTTGTTTGGTTTAAAACAACAGATGGCCAGAAAGGAATCAACAAACCATTAATGGTTGCAGAGGAGCTGACAGGTAAAACTAAAGCTAAAGAAAGTAAGGAGATGATCTTTGATTCTGGTGAGGACTTTGAAGAATATCGTCAGCAAATTCTAGAAAAGATTGGAGGTGAGGATTAGTGGCGACAGAAATAGCACAAGCTTATGTACAATTGATACCATCAGCAAGAGGTATTACTGGTAAAATCCAATCAATCCTCGATCCTGAAGCGAGTGCAGCAGGGCAAAGCGCTGGGCAGTCATTGGGTTCTAGCCTTGTTAGCGTTATGACAAAGGTTATTGCAGCGGCAGGGATTGGCAAGGCATTTTCGGCAGCTATCAGTGAGGGGGCAGCGCTTCAGCAATCTCTCGGAGGGATTGAAACCCTCTTTAAAGATTCAGCTGATAAGGTCAAGGGGTATGCTAATGAAGCCTACAAGACAACAGGATTGTCAGCTAATGCCTACATGGAGAACGTGACAGGCTTCTCAGCTAGTCTCTTGCAGTCTTTGGGCGGTGACACAAACAGGGCTGCTGAAACAGCTAATATGGCCATGATTGATATGTCAGATAATGCTAATAAGATGGGGACATCGATGGAGAGCATTCAGATGGCTTATCAAGGTTTTGCGAAGCAGAATTATACCATGTTGGACAACCTGAAGCTTGGTTACGGTGGTACAAAGCAAGAAATGGAGCGTCTTTTGAATGACGCTCAGAAGTTGACTGGTGTCAAGTACGACATTAACAACCTTTCAGATGTTTATAATGCTATCCATGCTATCCAAGAAAATCTGGATATTACTGGAACGACTGCAAAAGAAGCAGCATCTACTTTTAGTGGTTCCTTTGAATCCATGAAAGCAGCTGCTCAAAACGTTCTTGGAAAACTAGCATTGGGGGAGAACATCCTGCCTTCTCTGCATGCTTTGCTTAAAACAACATCGACCTTTCTCTTTGATAATTTTTTGCCGATGGTTGGGAATATTTTTTCTGGCCTTGGCTTGGTTTTGACTGAGGGTATTAGTCAGATTGCTTCTCAGCTTTTTGGGGATGCCTTTGGAAGTGCAGTTTTTGATCAGCTGGCTCGTGTGACTGGAATTTTTGAGACCTTCTTTGATATGATCTTTGGGTCATTAAGTAAGCAAGATAACATTGATATTCTGAATACGATTGGTTTTAGCGAGGATGCTGCAACTCAAATTGTCAATATTGCAGATAATATCCGAGTAACCTTTGAAAATATCGGATCAGTTATCGGTAATGTTGGTAGCATTGTAGCTGATTTCGTCGGAGACCTTTTAGGGATCAAAGACGGCGAGCAGGGAGTGAACTTGCTCGGTTTTGCATTTGAGGCATTGACTGGAATCCTGAAAGAAGCTTCAGGAATTTTAAATGAAGTTACTAAATTTTTTAAAGAGAATCAGTTAGCAGCAGATTTACTTAAGTCAGCTGTAGTTGCTTTAGGAATTGGTTTACCTGTTGTTAAGTTTACCAAATTTGTACAAGGTTTAGGTGGCTTACCTGGAATATTAACAATTGCTAAGACGGCTATTTCAGGATTTGCTACATCAGCGATGGCTGCTATTTCGTCAATTCCTCTTGTGGGGTGGATCGCTGCAGCGGTTGCTGCATTAGCTTGGTTCTTCACACAAACAGAAACTGGTCAGCAAATTTGGTCATCTTTTGTAGATTGGATCAAGGAGGCATGGCAGGGGATTGCTGATTTCTTTGTCGGTATTTGGTCTGGTATCTCTGAAGGTGCTAGCACTTTGTGGGATGGAGTTGTTACAACCTGGAATGCTTACATCGAGTCTTTGAAGGCGATGTGGAATGCTGTTGCAACATTCTTTTCTGATTTATGGGTAAGCATCCAAGAGGCTGCATCTGTGGCATGGACAGCTATCACAATGGTAGTGATGGCTATTGTTCAACCGTTCATTGATGGGTTTATGAATGTTTGGAATAACATTTCAGACGGTCTTACTCAAATTTGGGAAGGGATTAAGATGATTTTTCAAGGTGCTTGGGAATTTATCAAATCGATTTTCTTGGGTGCTATTCTCATCATCATTGACCTTGTAACAGGGAACTTTAATCAGCTGGGAGCTGATCTTTCTCTAATTTGGGAAGGCATTAAAAATGGCGTCTCCATGATTTGGGAGGGGATTAAAACATATTTCTCTGGAGTCGTGGATGTCATCGTAGGTTATGCTACCGGAGCTTTTGAGAACTTTTCTAATGTTCTGAGTACAGTTTGGGAGTTTATCAAGTCGGCTGCTTCAGCGACTTGGGAATGGATAAAATCTACTGTAACAAGTCTAATAACAGGTTTGGTGCAGGGAGCTCAAAGTATCTGGGACGGATTCATGAACTTTCTATCTAGTCTGTGGGAAAGTATCAAGTCGGCGGCTGTGAATGGTTGGAACGCTCTGAAATCAGGGGTTATTTCCATCATCAACGGCCTTATTCAAGGAGCTCAGAATGCTTGGGACAGCATGTCTAATGCGGTATCTAATCTGATAAGTAATGTAACTGGATTTTTTAATCAATTGTGGAATATTGACCTATTCGCAGCCGGTCAAGCAATTTTACAAGGTTTCTTAAATGGTTTACAGTCAATGTGGTCTTCTGTCACAAATTTTGTTGGTGGAATTGCGGATTGGATTCGTGACCACAAGGGACCAATTGAGTATGACCGTAAACTCTTAATTCCTGCTGGTACTGCAATCATGAAAGGGTTAGACGAAGGACTGCAAGAACGCTTCAAGGGTGTCAAACAAACGGTCGGAGGTATGGCTGGTGAGATTGCGGATGTGTTTTCAGGGGATAACCTGGATCTTAATTCCTCTGCGTCCGTGACTAAAAGTCTTGAGGCGCAGTTGGCTATGCCGTCGGCTCAATTTGAAGCACATGAGAGTAAAACCGTGTCTGAGATAGCGATTATGAGAGCAAGTATGGAGAAGATCCTTACTGCTATCCTTGAAAAATCGTCAGATGTCTACCTAGACAATGATATTATCTCGTTAAAAACCTATGAGCAACACGGTGCAATTTATGCAAGGGAGGGAATTTAATGAATTATATGATCATCAATGGTTTCAACACCTCAACCCTTCCTGGTTGTATTGTGACAGATTTTGGGAAGGTTGAGGCTGCTAAGCCAAAGGGAGAGAAGGCTGACCTTTATGGAGTCAACGGCAGTTATCGTGTATTAGATGGTTCTTTCGAGAGTTACGAAAGGACCTTCACTCTCCACGTTAAAAAAATGGTTGAGATTTCAAGCATTCTTGATAAATTTCAATCGAATGACAATGTTTTGGAGTTTAGCTATCAGCTTGGTTCATTGTTCTATGCTAATTTTGTGACTGCTAGTTTTGAACCTTTTGGGAATCATGCTTGGAAGTTAGAGATCAAGCTAGACATGCAGCCGTTCCGATACCAGAAGAGTGTGGATCCTGTCGTTCTTACGACCACTGGTACAGTCAACAATCCTGGGACGATTTATTCTGAGCCAATCATTGAGGTTGAGGGAGATGGTGATATCTCTCTCACGATTGGCCGGAAAACCATGTATCTAGCGATTAAGACCAAGGCCACGATTGATTGTAGGCAAGGCAAGCAAAACATCTACAACGCTACTGGAGCGGTGCAGAATACGCTTCGTAAACGTGGGGGATTCTTGGAAATCCCGACAGGCAAGGTTGGTGTTTCGTTTACTGGAAACGTTCGTAAGATTACTATTCGGCCGAATTGGAGGTATAAGATTTGATTTATTTAACAAATGGCAACACACCTCTGAATGCTGCTTATGAGGATAGGATTGCCCAAGAAGATGGTAGCACCTACCAACTTACTTTCCGCTTTCCGACCTCTGATCCTTTGTGGGAAAAGTTGAAAGAGGAGACATTCCTGACGGCTGATGACCTGCATGGCGAGCAGGATTTTGTCATCTTTGAGGTTGAGAAGAAAAATGGGTATATTCAGGTCTATGCTAACCAAGTCTTCACCCTCTTGAATAACTATGTGGTCAATCCGCTCTCTTTGGATAGACAGACTGGTTCGACTGCCTTGAGTCGCTTCGCTGGAAGCATCACTCGCAGTCATCCATTTTCGTTCTTTTCAGACATCAGCGAGCGTCACACCTTCAACATCGATGCCAAGAATGCCATGGAAGCATTCGCGAAAGACAAGCATTCCATCCTTGGCCAATGGGGTGGCGACCTTGTGCGTCATGGTTACCAGGTTCGACTCTTAAAAAATGGTGGTTCAGAAAATGAATCGCTTTTTATGTACAAGAAAAACCTGTCTAGCTACCAGCATAAGACCTCTACCAAGTCTTTAAAGACTCGAATCACTTTCAAGACTACCGTAAAAGGTGAGGGCGAAAAGGCTCCTGACCGTAAGTTTTCCGTGGTCGTGGATAGCCCACTCATTAACAAGTACAGTCAAATCTACGAAGATGTGATTGAGGTTAATGACGAGGACGTGAAAGACGAAGCAAGCCTACGAAAATATGGCGAACAGTATTTCAAAACATCGCTCTGCGACATGATGGAAGATAGCCTTGAGCTTGAGGTTGTCGGCCAGAGTGACGTGCCTGTCCAGATGTATGACATCGTGAGCCTGTTTCATGAGGTCTACAATCTGGATGTGCGCAAGAAAATCACCAAGTACACCTATTCGCCAATGGCAAAGAAGCTGATTTCAATCGGCTTTGGTCAGTTTAAGTCAGGTCTTGCAAATGCGATTGGGAACGCGGTCAGTGACGCGGTTAAGAATGAGGCGCAACAACTTCATGATGACTTTGAACGGCAGTTAGAAAGAGAACTCAAGAATGCGGATCTCGCTTTTGACCGTCATAAAGAGGAGTTGGCCAACCAATTCACAGATGGTCTCAACGCTGCCAAAGCACGAGCAGAAGAAGTTAAAAGAGAACTCTCTGACACCATCGACCAGCGTTTCAGTAGCTTTAACAATGGTCCTCTACAAGAAGCCAAGCGTAGGGCTGAAGAAGCCTTGCGCAACGCTGGCGCAAGTACCCTGCTTACTCAGGAAGCGAAACGGATTGGTCTGGATTCCATCGCTAGGCTTGAAGCATTTAAGTCGCAGGCAACGAGCGCTCAAACGGCTTTGTCGGGCGACTTGGATGTCTTGAAACGAACCATCGCGAACGATATTCGACCGAAGCAAGCACAGGCTGAAGCTGAGATTGCCAAGCAAGTTGAAGCACTTGTTCAGACAAAAAAAGAACTGGCTGGTATAAAGTCAGCACAAGCGACGTATGAGGAGACGACGACTCGTAGACTGTCAGAGCTGACCAACTTAGCTAATGGTAAAGCCAGTAAGTCAGAACTCACGCAGACAGCTGAGGAGCTTGCTAGTAAGATAGCGAGTGTGAGGGTCGGAGGAGTCAACCTATTTAAAGGCTCGAAAGATTTCAGCGGTTCTTGGGTAAACCTCGGCAATTGGACGAGAGAGTCAGAGAAATATCAAGGCATGACTGTCATGAGTCGAGTAGGTACATGGTTCGGCATATCACAGGCTTTTGAAACCAAAAAAGGCGAAGTCTATACTCTCTCGTTCTACATCAAGAGTAGCATCGATAGAGATCGGGTAAATGTGTATTTCACACATGCTTCAACCAATCAGCTTGCTAGAACATCGCCATACATGTCCTCAGTGAATATTTCAAACGAATGGCAGCGAACTTCTGTGACTTTCGAAATTACAGAATCAGGATTTATTTTGCCACGCATTGAGAGATTCAATACTGAAGCTCCTGTATATGTTGCAGGTCTTAAGTTGGAACGAGGGAATATCTCGACTGATTACAGTGAAGCTCCTGAAGATATAGAAGGTCAGATTTCAATTGTTGAATCCAGTTTCAGACAGCGTGCTGATGCACTCGATGCTGGAGTGAGTCGTCTGACTGAAGGTCTTAGAACCAAAGCGGATATCAGTTCACTCAACGTGACTGCTGAGAATATCAGGCAGTCTGTGAAGAGTCTTGAGACAGACACACAGAACAAGCTAAATCAGATGTTGAGTCTGGCTGAATTTGAGGTGAGAGCTAGCTCTATCCGTCAGGAAATCCTGAATGCAACCAAGGATAAAGCAGATAAGACCTTAGTTGTGGCTGAAGCTGGTAAACTGCGTACAGAATTGTCAGCTATTCAGGAATATGTCAATAAAGACGGCCAGAGACAGGAAGTCCTGAGAAGATACACTCGAGAAGAGAGTGCACAACAAGCTAATGCAGTGCGTGAGTTGGTTGCAAAAAACTATGTTGGGAAATCGGATTATCAAGAGGATGTGAAAGGTCTTGAGCGTCGTTTTAGTGCGATAAGTACGCAGACGAACAACGATATTGCTACAAAAATAGCTCAGTACAAGCAGACGGTTGATGGCCAATTTTTTAGTATCACATCTCAGATTGCTGGTAAGGCTAATCAAGCTGACTTCCAGAGAGTCAGAGAGACTAGTCAACTCTACGAGCGCATATTGGGCAATACAGATAATGGAATTGCTAACAATGTCGCTCGCATGGTTTTGACCAATCAGTTGTTCCAGGTTGAGGTTACAAAAGCATCAGCAAGCGGACGAAATCTATTCTTGAATTCATTATTCAAGCGTGATTTAAGAGAGCGTTACTCAACTTATGATTTATTTGACGGCAAGGATCAGACCCAAGGTCAACTTGCTTTGAGTATTGATACAAATGAAAAATTTAAAGGAGCTAACACCCTTAAAATTGTATCCACATTCAACGGAAAACCATCTAATCAGAAAGCGACATTTACTATAGGTGGAGATGCACGCTTAGGAACGATTGACGAAATGCGTAACAAGTCAGTCCGCTTTAGTTTTTGGGCAAAATCTACTGTCAATAATACGAATTTCCAAGCTCGACCTGGATATAGAGGAAGTCTTCAATCGGTTCCAATAAGCACAGATTGGAAATTCTATGATATTGAATTGATAAGAAAAGAAAACTCAAATGCTACAAGCGAGTTGATTTTACATGTTTTCACCGCTGCAACCGTCTGGATCGCCTTTCCAAAAATTGAGATTGGGACAGTGGCAACTCCATTCACAGAAGCACCAGAAGATACAGACGAAGCGATTCGCACGGTCCAAAGTCAATTGGCTGGTTCATGGGCCATTCAGAATCTAACCAGCGCAGGTTCAATCGTTTCACAAATCAATGCGACGAACAATCAGATCTTGATTGAAGCTGAAAAAATTCGATTGAAGGGTAAGACCTTGCTTGACGAATTGACAGCTATTCAAGGTTATTTCAAACGCTTGTTCGTTGGTGAAGGTACGTTTGCGACTCTGAATGCGGATGTTATACGAACGAATTCTATCACAGCCGACAAGCTGGTTATGGATATGGCTATGGCAAGACGATTTGTCTCAAGCGATATCTTTACGGACACGCTTGCGGCTAAAGAGGCTTTCATCAACAAGTTGCGGTCAGTCGTAGTCACAGCGACTTTGCTCGAAGGTTTCAAAGGTCGTATTGGTGGCTTCCAGATTGGTACACATGATAATGATCCAAGCTCATTCTGGTTGACTGGCTTAGACCAGTTTAAGGTCGGTATGAGTAATGGTAGAGGTCGAGAATTTCAAACGGCTTTCTGGGCAAATTGGGGAAACAGCTGGGGCAAGCCAGGGCCTTTATCTTGGTATGTAACACTTGACGGTAAGATGTACTGTAATAACGACACAACTTTCCATAGAGTGGTCGATTTCTCAAGTAAGAGCGTCGTCAATTTTTACGGTTCAAATTCGTTTCATAAAAACATTGAAATGATTGGTGGTACCGAAATTTATGGAACAGGCTCAACCCCTCGAAGCACCGGTCGGAATGCGGTTGTTTGGTGGAATCAAGTTGGAGATGGTACTGTTAAATATTGGATCGATAGGGTTTCAGACAGACGTTTGAAACGAGATATAGTTGATACTGATGTTAATGCGATTAATAAAATCAATCAATTAAAAATGGTTGCATTTGATTTCATTGAGACTGGCAAACATGAGGAAATCGGTTTGATTGCGCAAGAGGTTGAAACAATTCTGCCGTCAGCAATTTCAAAGAACCCTGAGAAAGAAGATGATTACTTGCACATTGACTACGTAGCGATTGTGCCTTACTTAATCAAGGCCATTCAAGAACTTAATCAAAAAATAGAAAAATTGGAGAAAACAGCATGAACGAACAAGATAAACAAATCAGCACTTTAACAATTAAATCACTAAGCGAGCGAGTCAGTAATGAAGCCACTCAATCGGCTACGCTAGAAGCTCTCTACACGGTAACTGCTATGGAGCTCGAGCAGATGAAACGAATCATTGAATCTGACGAAGAGCTCAAAACTAAATTTGAAGAAGTGAAAGGAAGAATGACAAATGGCAATTAACAATTATGAACTAGCAAGCAAACCTTATACGCGAGGTTTTGGCGAAAATGTGGCGACTGTAGTAGAAATTCGTCTTTCAGAAGGTAATCGCTACAGTACGAACATGCGTGAGCTTGTAGGCGACCGTACGAATGAGCAAGAGGACGTCTTGATTCAGGCAGTGCTGGATATCCTAAAAGCTGAATTGGATCCAGGTGCTGCAATCGTGCAAGCACAAGCTAAGCTTGAACAAGCAGAGCAGCAGATTGCTCAAAACAAGAGCGAGCAGGATAGACTCTCTGCGCTTGCAAATAAAATCGATAAAGTAGTACGTGTCATGGCACAGGATTCAATCATGGGCGAGAAAATTGCCTACGGGACAACCTACAAGGAGCTTGTCGAACTCTTCCCATTTGCAGAAGAAGGCAAAGCCTATCAACCAGGTGATATGTTTGTGATTGAAGATCCTGAACATGTCGAATTGAACGGCGAAGGCAAGCGCGTCTTGATTCAGACAAATCAGGCTTTCATCTACAAAGGTGAATCTCTCAAGCAACTTGAAGGCGGACCATCTCAAAATGGTCTTCTTGCAATCTGGAAGTGGGAAGGCCAAAAGAATGGAAGTGATCTTGAAACTACTCGAGTTTCTGCACAATAGATTGGAAGTGGTCTGATTGGAATTACTAGCATTTCTAGATAAATTGAGTCCAATTCTAATCGTAATCATTCCTAGCTATTTTTCTTTCAAAAGCACGCAGAACACGAAAGAGACTGATAAGCAAATCAGTCTCTTATCTGACAAAATTAGTGCTATTGAAAAAACAGTTTCAAACGTTGAGACTATTGGAAAAGATAATAGCAAAGGATTGACCATTATTGGAAAAGGTCTTCAAAGATTACAACGTTTTCGATTACAAGAAAACCTAAAAAAAGCAATTAGACGAGGCAATACCAATCAGCATGAGATTGAGGAGTTGTCTCGTCTTTATGAAAGTTATGTCGAACTTGGTGGAAATGGAGCCATCAAGGTACTGTATGAAAAATTTCTAGCATTGGAAATTGTGGAGGAAAATATAAATGCAACAGATTAACGAAATTATTATTGCTTTTGTTACAGGATTTGTAGCAGTAGCGACAGGCAGTATCGTCAAAGCAGTCAAAGACTATCTTGTTCAAAAAGGCGGAGAAAAGACCATCAAGATTGTTGAAATCTTGGCTAAAAATGCGGTCAATGCAGTGGAGCAGGTCGCAGCCGAAACTGGCTACAAGGGCGAAGAGAAGCTGGAGCAAGCACGCACTAAAATCCGTGCAGAGCTCGCCAAATATAACATCAATATGACAGATAAAGACCTCGATACATTTATCGAGTCAGCAGTCAAGCGCATGAACGATGCCTGGAAAGGGGAATAAACAATGAAGAAAAACGACTTATTCATCGACGTATCTAGCCACAATGGATACGATATTACAGGTATTTTGGAGGAAATGGGTACACAAAATACCATCATCAAAATCTCAGAAAGCACAAGCTACCTAAATCCGTGCCGACATGCCCAAGTAGAACAATCAAATCCTATCGGGTTCTATCACTTCGCATGGTTTGGAGGTGACATCGAAGAAGCTGAACGAGAGGCACGCTATTTCCTTGATAATGTACCTCAAAAAGTAAAATACTTGTGTCTTGATTACGAAGATCACGCTAGCGGAGATAAACAGGCAAATACAGATGCTTGTATTCGCTTCATGGAAATCCTCAAAGAAAATGGCTATGAGCCAATCTATTACAGCTATAAGCCATTTACGCTCAATAATATCTATTATGAGCAGATTCTTGCGAAATTCCCCAACAGCCTGTGGATTGCAGGCTATGGGCTAAATGATGGAAATGCTGATTTTGAATATTTCCCATCCATGGACGGGATTCGCTGGTGGCAATACTCTTCAAATCCGTATGACAAGAACATTGTTTTACTAGATGATGAAGAAGCTAAGCCCAAATGGAAAAGAAATGATACCGGTTGGTGGTGGGAACACCCCGACGGATCTTATCCAAAAGAGGAATGGGAAAAAATCGGTGGTGTGTGGTACTACTTTGATGCTAAAGGATATTGTCTAACCAGTCAATGGTTCAAAGACAATGATAAGTGGTACTACCTCAAAGAAAATGGGGCAATGGCCATTGGTTGGGTGTTTGTGAATGGCAAATGGTACTATCTTGATGCTTCAGGAGCAATGGTCACTGGCTGGGTTCAATACAAGGACAAACTATATCATCTCAAAGAAGAGAATGGAGCAATGTCTTCAGAAGAACTTGTTAAAGTTGAAGGTGGCTGGTACTACGTCAACGAAGATGGAAGCCGCTCAGACAAACCAGCGCTTGATGTATTACCTGATGGACTAATTGTTACTACAAAATAATTTTTTTAAAATAGAAAGGAAATTTTCTAAAATATTGTTCTAATTGTTTAACCGCAGGCTTATGCTTGCGGTTTTTTGTTTGTTCAAAATAGAAAAAGCAGTGACCGAAATCACTGCTTATCAGCTGTAGCAAATTCATAAAGTTTTTCTGCTGTGAGAAGGGCCATTTTGTCCATGCTTGTTTTTCCTTTTCTGAGGTCAGAAACGGTAGTCCACGGAACTCCAGCGCCTTGCGAAATAGCAGATGTAGACATCGGGCTGTCTAATAATTCTTGAATAATTTTTCTCATATTATTTGTCCTTTTTATTTTTAAGATAGATATATACATTGATCACAATTATAAAAATAGCTATTGCACTAACCATTGCTTTTCCTCTTTTCATTTGATAAAATAGAGGTGTAAGGGGCTTTCGCCCCTACCTCTTAGCGTTTACCTTTTCTTTTGCCGGAACTTGGGTTTACGCTTTTTGTTTTGCCTTGCGACCGTTATTGCGGTCACCAGACTTGCGATAGCTGTTACTGTTTCAGGGATATTGTCTACCGCCTTTTCAAGTAACCTAAGCCAATCTTCTTTGTTCATCTTCATCACCTCCTTTCCTTATCTTGATTATATTATATCACGGTATACCGAGAAAGTCAAGCGTTTTGATAAAGTTTTTTAACTTTTTTTCAAAAAAAATAGACCTTGTCCAGAGGTCGGGGAGTTGGAGGGGACACCCTCCAAAAGCATTGATTTAATAAGATTTTATTTTACCTTTTTCATAATAATCTCCCTATTAAGTCACCCCATTGGGTGACTTTTTTTGTCTTGGGAATCATGATATAATAATAGAATCGACAAGTAGGAAAAGGAAAAATTGATGCATTATACAGTTGAAGAAAAAGAAAGCTTCATGAGAGAAGCCTTGAAGGAGGCAGAAATTGCCTTAGAGCATGATGAAATTCCTATCGGATGTGTAATTGTCAAGGATGGAGAAATTATTGGTAGGGGGCATAATGCGCGCGAGGAGTTGCAACGGGCGGTTATGCATGCAGAAATCATGGCCATAGAGAATGCGAACGTGAGTGAAGAGAATTGGCGTCTGCTGGATTGTACACTTTTTGTGACTATAGAACCGTGTGTTATGTGTAGTGGGGCTATTGGACTTGCCCGTATTCCAAACGTAGTCTACGGGGCTAAGAATCAGAAATTTGGTGCTGCTGGGAGTTTGTATGATATCTTGACAGATGAGCGTCTCAATCATCGTGTAGAGGTTGAAACGGGAATTTTGGAAGATGAATGTGCAGCTATTATGCAGAATTTTTTTAGAAATAGACGGAA